TAGATGGTGTCGGTCATGCGACCGCCTCCATGATGGCGAGGGCGGCGTTGTAGGTCGTGCCTGTGACCTGATAGGTCCATGCCGGAGTCCAGATGTCCATGTGGCCGTAAGCAGCGACCTGCCTGGCGAGGAACGTCTTGACAGCAGGAGATTCCCTTGCCCATGCCTCCATCTGGTGCATCCAGTCGCGCATCTGCGCATGGCGTGCGCGGTTGATGGCGCAGGCTTCCTCCTCCCTCTTGCGGCGGAGGGCTTCGGACTCGTCCTCATGGCGTGCCTTGGCGGACTGCTCCGCCTCGTACTCCTCGGTCCATGTGGTCCACATCGTCGCGCCGCATTCGGCGCAGATGAAGCGGTATCCGATGGTGCGACCGTGACCATCCTCCTGGGGCTTGCCGGGGATGGCGATCTCTCCGCCGCAGGCGCATCTCTCACCCATGTGAGCGACGCTCATCAGGCTCCCTCCTTGGGGAGGGGGTTCTCGGCCTTGCCGAAGAAGGGGTCATCCTGGACTGCACGGGCGCGGTCGCGCTTGACGTATGTATCGCCTGTCTCGAAGGATCCGCGCACGGAGGGGTCTATCATCGGCTCGTTGTATGCCTCGGGGTCGGAGCCGTCTCCCTCGTCAATCGCGTACAGGACGCGGTAAAGGCATCTCTCGGCGTTGGTGATGATCTTGTTGGTGAGCTTGTCGGAGTTGTCCTGGGCCTCGAAGGGAACGTCCGTCTCGATGAGGTCATCGACGGATGAGCCGTAGATGGTGACGTGGATATGTCCGATTGCGGCGTGCCATTGGGTCTTGCCGTACTGCCCTGCCTTCTCGTAGGTCCAGCGACGCTCGTTCTTCTGCACGTCGTACTCCGGCGTGCCGAACACGACGGTCACGCCTGCCTCGGCGTGCGCCTTGCGGACGGCTCCGAGGATCTGGCCGATGGGGATGAACTTGTACTTTTGACCGCCCTCGACCTGGCCGGACTTCACGAAGTCGGTGGTCGCGATGATGCGCCTGGCATCGTTGATGCGCTCGATGACGTTCTTGGGGTCGGTCATCAGGCTCCCTCCTCGGTCGTGAGTAAGCGGTGTTTAACACTCTCTCTCTCACTCTCCCCACCTGCTTGGAGCCTGTGGAGGAGCGACTTGCAGGATGCGCTCATGTAGGGCAGAAAGGCGGAGAATTGAAGGTCCGCGCGTCCGCGTCCGGTCGAGGTGAGAACGCCTGTGTTGAGCAGCAGCTCCCACTTCGTGCGCATCGTCCTCTCGTCGACGAGAAGCTCTCTGCGCATCATGTCGGTCTTGAAGTTTTCATAGGTGTAGGGGCATGAATCCCATTCCTTGCCCCTCATGAACGAGACGATCTGCTCGTTCCTGTTTTCCCAGATCTCTCTGGTGATTTGGTCCTTGGCGATTCTCTTCACTTCGGTCGTTCCCAGACCAATTCATTTCATGCCTCAAATCCGCACTAAGGACATTTTGTGGACATGAACTCGTGATTGGTCTATCTTCCTTATCAGCGTTTTGATATATTAAACCTCGCCGAGCGCGTTGCATAGCAGGTTATCGAGCGAATTTGCTGCTTCGGTCTCCTTCTTCTTCATCGGAGCGATGTACCTGGTGATTGTCGTTTCTGCCTTGCTATGGCGCATCAATCCCTTGATGGTGATGAGGTCTGCGCCTACGTCGTAGTAGAGCGTTGTCGCATAGAGCCTGCGGAGCGAGTGCGTTGTAAACTGAATGCCCGTCTCATGCTTGAGGTCGTTCATCCTGTGTCCGATGCTCTGCGGATCCGTCGGACGGAGGACGTGATGCCTCGAACCCGTCTCGATGAGGTGCGAGCCTTCGTAGCCCATCGGATAAAGCTCCTTGAATGTGAGGTAGTCTGCGATCTCCGCCTTGACACGCTCCGGGATCCTCATCTCGACGAGCTTCCCGTTCGGGCCGTGTCCCTTCCCTCTGATGAGCATCGTGTCCCCGTGAATGTCCTCCATGAGGATGGCTGCCATCTCTGCGCGGCGCAGTCCCATGAAGGCTCCTAGGACGAGGATCATCCTGTCATGGGCATCGCCTTCTTCGTAGAGCGTCTTGAATTGCTCAAGTGTGATGTAGTGGACGTTGACCTCCCCTGAATCGTCGTTGAAAAGGAGCGCGGTCCTCTTGAGCAGGTTGACTCCCGTGAAATATTCCACGAGGTTCGAGAGCAGGCGCAGATAGCCCTTGCGTGTGCATTCCTTGATGTCTGTGAGCGTCATGTAGAGCCATGCCATGTCATCCTCTGTGACCTCGGCGGCGAGATAATGCTTGCCATTGTCGCGCAGGAGCCTCATGACGTGGCGTAGATTCTTGTCGTAGTTCATGATCGTGCCGGGCTTGCGTCCTCTGCGTTGTAAAAAGTCGATGTACTGGTCCAATTCTTCGAATTCGGTCATCTTTCCAACCTCCTTATCGGACCGGAACGGGGGGAGAGTGAGTGATACAAAAAAATCGATTTAAATACCACTAAATCAATTCTTCTCACGACTTCCGGTCCACCGCCTTCGCGGTGCGAGGGGCCACTACGTGATTGGTCTCGCTTTTTGGCCCCTCTTTCCCATCAAACCGTTTCAGAGTGCATCCCAAGCACATCCGAGGGGTCTTTTGCGGGCATTTCCCCCTCGGAGCATCCCATTCATGCCTTTCTTATCGTCACCTCGACGTAATCCCCGACATCGACTCCGAGGATCCTGCATCCTTCGGTTATCGCGATGGTCAGCGACTTGCCCGTAGCGCGGACGGGCTTGTAGCCCGTCCACTCGTCGGGCGTGATTTCCTCGCACTCCTCGTAGGGCAGGACGTGCGCCGCGATGCCTGCGCGTGATGCCGTCCGCAGCACGTCCTTGTCGGACGGCGCGGTGTCCCCGAAGGTCGCGCAGAGGTAGACGGTGATGACCTCGCCGTTCTCCGTCTTGTACTGCACGGAGTCACCGTCGGGGCTGGTGGTCCCTCCGGCGTACTCGGCGTGTTCGATGGCGAAGCGCAGCGTGCCGATGTTGACCATCAATATTCCTCCCTCTCGACAAGCTCCTCGTCGGAGTCCTGCTGCTCGGCAGGGCGCAGGTTGCAGAGCGCGGCCGGGACCTCGACCCATTCCGAGTCATCGTCCTCGTCGGTCACGATCCTCACGCGGCCGTAGTGGGGGTGCGCGAGGTATGCCTTCACGTCCGCGTCGTTGTAGCACGTCTCCGTGTCCCATCCATGGATGTCCGCGCCCTGGAGGACAACCGGGTACTCGATGCGGCACGTCCCGATAACGAGGATGGTCCCGTTCTCGGGGCGGACCGTCTGTCCCTTGCCGTCCTCCCATGCGCCGATAGGGTTCTCCCCCTCGTCGAGGGATGCCCTGCACGCATCACACGAGGCAGCGTCCGCAGGGATGACCGTCTGCATGGTGATAGTCTCGTTGTCTCCGCCGCCGAGGATCATGTAGACCTCGAAGGCGTGGCAGTCGTGGTCGTTCTCGACCTCGACAACGGCGCAGTCCTCCAGGATCCACGCGCCCTCTCCGGCCTCGATGTTCATTCTCTCCGCGATGTATTCTCCGTCCATTTCTCTCAATCTCCTTCTTGCCTTGATTTTAGGGTTTCTTAAAGGGTTTAAGCGGTCGCTTCCTCGGCAGGGACCATCGGCAGTCCAAAGGTTGCCGCGTAGAGGGTCCACGCGCCGTTGATTGCATCCTGCGCCTTGTCGAGGTCTCCCTCGAAGATCGCGTCGATTGCCCAATGGAGACGGGTCTCCACATCGTCCTCGTTCGCGTTGTACGAGTACATCTTCTCCGCCCTGTGGTAGGCGAAGCTCATAAGGTCCTTGGGGATGACGATCTCCCCGGTCTTGGCTGCGCGGTAAAGGACGTTCGCCTGCTTCCTGGTCATGTGCGTGTAGTTCATCTGGATCACTCCGCGAAGACCGCACGGAAGGCGGCAGCGGCGTTCTCGAGGTCGCGGAGCATCCAACTGTCATCAGCACCCATGCCGACGCGCTCCATGATGACTGCATCGCACAGGAGGTCGTTCGGCCACCTGGCGGACTCCCATCTGGCGGTGATCAGCGACATCTCGCGGTCGACCATCTGCTGCGGCCATGCGCAGTAGTCGGCCTCGATCCTGACGCTCCTCTCGGCTGCTTCCCTGTCCATCTCATGCATCTTGACTCCCTTCATCTTCTTCATCTCCTGGTTCGGGGTCTTCTTCTCCCCCTCTAATATCATATAGGTCTTATCCATATATAATACTTTGCACAGTTGGATGGGTCATCACCCATCACCCCTTTTAAATGGACTTTTATACCCATAGAAAAATCTCTACTCGCAGGGCAAAATCACGACTCTTGGCGCATCTGGCATCTGCTCCGAGGCACTCCTGGAATGACCTTCTTCTTGCCTTCCCTTCTGCCCTGCATACAATTCTCGTAGCCAGCTCGTGCGGATTTCGTAGAAAAAACGGTAAAGGGTTTGTGCAGGGGTTGCCCCCTGCGGTGAGGTCACTCGGTCTTCTTCTTCACGGCGGTCAGGAGGTCGGCGATCTTAACGTTATTACGAAAGAGGTCGATGACCATGGCTGCGGTCTTCGCCCCCAGGATGCCGATGATGACCGACCATGCGCCTGCGATGATGGCGCAGCCGGAAAGCACAGGCTCCGCATCGAGCGCGTCGTAGATCGCGCCGGGGACGACGAATGCCCCGACCACTCCGATGACGATCATCCCGGTGTAGGCCGAGAGGTAGTCCATCCCGAAGCTGGGCTTTTCGGTGATGCTCCCTTTGCGAAGCAGGTCTTTGGTGGTGTTGTCGTACTCGGTCCTGGCCCACAGGACGGTGAAAAACATCGAGAGGATAAGGCCGATGAGGACCAGCACAGGCAGGAACTCTGCCGGGGTGTAGATTATTGTCTCACTTGTCATGATTATCCCAATCCAGATTGCGAGCAGGCTGATGCACAGCGTGGAGGCCCTTAGCTCCCAGAAAAGCCGGGATGTGAGGACATCTCCGAGCCATGCTGCCAGCCTCACTCTTTCTTCTCCTCCTCGGAGGACTTCTTGGCGTTCGGTCCGCGTCCTATCACGATCTTCCCCTTGCGGAGCATCATCACGAAGACCGCAATGATGACCAGGACGAGGGTCCCGATGATGATGGCGAGCGTCATGGTGATGGGGTCGGAAAGCCCGGTGGCTTTTGCAGGCGCGGCGGCGATGCCCACGATGGTCATGTCCTCGGTGATGGCCTTGGAGAAGTCGAAGGCGGTCACGGTCCCATCGGCTGCCTTGGTCCCCCATCCGACGTAGCCGGAAGGCAGGGCAGGCTCGACAACGGCCTGGCCGTAGAGGACTGCCACGACGGTCGAGAAGGACCCGGCCTCGAAGGTCACATAGACGTTGACAGGCTCCCACTTGGCGGTGAAGATCGTGTCCTCGGTGAAGTCGTAGAGTTCGGGGATGACCTGCTCTGTGCCGACGAACCAGCCCAGGAAGGTGAATCCGGTGCGGTCCCCGAGGTCGGGAACGGTCAGATCGGAGACGGAGGAGATGTAGGTCTTGTCTCCGTCGATGAAGGTCACGGTGAAGTCGGTGACGAATGCTGCGATGTAGGTCACATCGCCCTTGAGGATGCCGAGGTCGGCGGTCTTGATGATGTCTCCCTTGCCGTCGATCTGCCATCCTGCGAAGATCTGCTTGTCGGCTTCAGGCTCAAGGTCTGCAACCGCCTCTGCGAGGCTCATCTTCTCGGCGAGGGTTCCCTCGACGGTATCGAGGACAACATCGCCCTGCTTGAAGGTCGCGGTGTACTTGGTGTCGGTGAGCTTGGCCTTGAAGGTCGTGGATGCAGCATCGAGGGTGACCTGCGAGCCTGGGGAGTAGACGGCTCCGCCCATCTCCCATCCTTCAAAGGTCTTGCCCTCGACTTTCGCTCCGAGCTTTTCCAGCGTCGGAAGGGTCAGCGTAGCCTCGGTCTGGGTGGTGGAGTAGGACATCTCGTCCACGGTGTAGACCACCGTGAACGTGTCCGCATCAGCATCATCGCCGACGATGGCGATTCCAGCGAAGGCCGCGACCATCAGGACTCCAAAGAGTTCGATTGTTGCGATTTTTGAATTCATAGTTTCAACCCATCCGCGTAGAGGGCCACGGATGTGCTTAGGACGAAAAAAGGCTATTTAAGCGACATCCGAAAGGCGGGGCCGAAGCCCCTGGGTTTGTCACTCCGGCATGACCGGAGCATCGGGGTAGGTGACGGTCGGGGGGAAGCCCTGCTGCTCGACGGACTCCCTGACCTCCATCTTGTAGGCCCTCATCGCGTCGATGTAGTCCTGCCACCCCGTCGCGCCGGATGCGATATAATCCTGCGCCTTGGCGATGCTCACGTCTGCATCGTCGTAGATGGCCGATCTCTCGATCCTGCGAAGCTCCGCATCCCACTCCGCGCCGTCGGGCAGGATGCCTGCCCTGACTAGGGCGTACTCGCCTGCCTCGAAGCGGTACTGCGTCGCGACCCATTCGAGGACTTTAGAGCCGTCCTCCATCTCATGCTCCTCCTGGCGGATGTCGCGGTTCACCAGGGTCATCGTCGGGCCGTCCACGATGGACGGCAGCTTGTCTGTGCTTCTTGTTGTTACGATCTGCATATTTCCAGCCTCTCTGCTAATGGATAAACGGTTTGCTTGCCAAGGAGATGCCCGTCGCACCATTTCAGGCATCCGAAATAGGATGCGACCGTGCCACGGTCATGCTCGTCAGGCTCTCTGCCCTCGCCCCACTCGCGGACGATGCGGCGGCAGGCTCTCTTGAGTCTCATCTTCGTGCGCTTGCGGAGCAGGCAGTAATCGGGGAAGGTCTTGTAGCCGACCCAATCTATGCCGTCCTCGACCGGGCGGATGCACCAGTTGCGCTTTATCGTCAGGCCCCACAGGGCGATGACCTCCTGGATGCGCTTGAGCGCACGGTGGAGCCATGCCTTCGACCAGCCGAGGATGATGTAGTCATCCATGTAGTGCAGCAGCCATTTGACATGATAGACCTCTTTGAGGTAGTGGTCGAGGTCCGACAGGTAGAAATTCGCGAAGTATTGGCTCGTGTAGTTGCCTATCGGCAGGCCCTCATGAGGGTACTCGTAGACGATCCGACGGCAGAGGTCGAGGAACCGCACGTCTTTTATGCGCTTCTCCAGCTTCTGCATCATCACGTCCTTCCTGATGCTCGGGAAGAACTTTCTGATGTCGAGCTTGAGGTAGAACCGCGCCCGAGGGTCTTTCAGATAGGTCTTGAGCTTGGTCAGCCCCTGATGCGCTCCCCTTCCAGGCAGGGCTGCGTAGCTCTGCGCGATAAGGTTGCGCATTATCATCTCGTGGATGACCTGCATCACCGCCCAATGGATGATGCGGTCGGGGAAAAAGGGCAGGTCTGCGACCTCGCGCGTCTTGCCCTTCTCGTGGATCTCGAACATCCTGTACTCGGATGTATGGTACTCGCCTGTCTTGAGCAGGCATTGGACCTCCAGGATGTATTTTTCAGGCTCGGCATCGACCTTCCGCACGTCGGGGCGGTAGGTCTTGCCCTTCCTGGCGTTCTGATAAGCCTCTTTGATGTTGTCATAGGACACCAATTTGTCCCAGATATTCCCTAATCTTTTCGTCATGTTCGCGCCTTCATGCTCTTTGCGTCCTTTCCCTTTCGGTACTAAACCGCTTTTGGAGCGTTGTTCTGTTCCGGCGAGAGCCGAGGTCATGACAGGATCAGGTAGGAAATGGTTTGACAGGCTCACTAGAGCCTGCGGCACGAAGGCCAGACGCGCCCCGTTGTTCGAGTTCGAGTTGGACAGGGAATTGTTCGCGTTGAGGCAAGACGGACCGACGTTGCCATTAGACACATTGTCCGAGTTGCCACCGACGTAGCCGAGCAAAAGCCCCTGACGGCGCGTCACTTCCTGTCAGACCTATCCTGCCCCATCTGGGGCTGGACTGTGATTGATGATGCGGCTCGGGGGCCTTCCGCCCCCTCGCCATGTTGTTGTTTGCTGTCCTCCTATCGAGTGTGGTGTGGTTCGCGCGAGGACGCGCTCACAAGTCGAAGACGAAGGCCAGACGCGCCCCGAGGTTCGAGGCCGAGTTGGACAGGGAATTGTACGCGAGGAGGCAAGACGGACCGACGAGGCCACGAGACACATCGCCCGAGCCGCCACCGACGCTGCCGAGGTATGTGGACGTTCCCGACCCGCGATAGTCGCATTGATAGGTCGTGGAAGATCCCGACGTTCCGTTTGAGATGCCCCAGAATCCGCCTGTTGTCATGCATCCCGACTGCCATCCGCTGCCCGTTCCGAAGCCCGACTGGGCCGTCTTGTTCGAGGTCGTGTCATCAGGCGTTGAATTCTGTCCGGCGTAGAGAGTTCCATTGACATTGATGAAATCATCGATGAACTCATACTTGTACCCCCAGGGGTTCTCAATGAGGGCCTTGACGCTCGTGGACTCGCTCGCGCTTGCAGTCGAAGATCCTGCCCACAGGCCCATCGCATTGCATTTACCCTGTCCAGTCGAGGAGTCGTACGTCAATCCGCCTTGACCGATTGCGACCTGCCCGTTAAAGGACTTTGCGCCGAACAGATAGAGATGCCACCAATCGCGCCATTGGTGGAAGTTCCAGAGCATCGCCTTGCCGTTCTTGACGGTGTTCGCCGCTGCATATGTCCTGAAATCCGGACGGGTGATGCTCGCGGACGATGCCTTGCCTGAGAGGGACATAAGCTTAGAGCCGTTGACGTAGCCTTCGTAGACTCCGATGGCCTCGTACTGGTAGGTGTGGCCGTCTATCGTCGCGCCGTATGCCGTCCCCGATTCGGATGTTGTGCCGATGGTGACGCTGCTCGATGTTCCCTTGCGATAGAGCGCAGGGAAGCAGAACATGGTGTTTTCCGATGTGATGGAAGATGCTCCGCTGGCGGCCTTCCAGCCCTTCTTGTCCGAGTTCCACTCGCCTATCTTCGCGGCGAGGTTCTTGGGATTGAGAAGCTCGTGGAGGTTCCCGTCGGAGTCGAAGGTCGCGTAGAAGCACGATGCGAGGAGGTCGTTGGATGACGATCCATCCGCATTCATGTCCCATGAGCCGAGCGTTCCGCAGGCTCCGAGGGATGAAGGTGGATTAGACACGGGCGTGAAGCCTGCGCAGTCTTCCGTGTATGTCAGGCATCCCTTCGGGTCGCTGGCGAACGTCGAGGAGTTGAAGGTCATGCCGAAGCTGACCTCGTTGATGCTCAACGGCGCGACCGACAGATCCACATCGATGAGGATGTGGTTGATGACCACGGTCTCGGACTTGCCGTCGCAGGAGAACACCCACGTCGTGCCTGTGGCCAGGCCGTTGAACGTCGCGATGCAGTCCGAGTCGGATGTGGCGGTCATGACGTTGGCTCCCGATGTGGCCGTGACCTCCTGCCCGGAGGATGCGGTCGTGACGCGGACAACCGTTTTTATGTCCGGGTACTGGAACAGGTCGAAGTAGACCAAAACAACGCCCGTCGAGGTCGCATAGAAATACTGCGGCGCATCGTTGTAGTAGCTTCCCTGATGGTTCACGATGCACTTGTAGAGCTTCCCGGACGTGACTATCGCCGATGCCCTTCCGCTTTCATCTGCGGAGACTGTCGTGGTAGTCTCTCCCGACGCGGAGATCGTGAAGCTCGCCGTCGAGAGGTTCTGGCGGTCGATGGTGTTCATCTGGATGTTCGCCAGGCACTTCCCGGCAGGGACCGTCTGATTCCCTCCGCCCAGAAAGGCCCCGACGATGACTCCCTCGGTCATGCGACAGCCTCCAATTCAATTCCGATTGATTTCAAACTAATTTCTTCACTCAATTCACTCACTCTCCGAGGTCTCCCACATGATGACAGGATTGAGCGCGATGGTCGGCTTCGTCCCTATCGCTCTGACGGTCACGCTCGTGCCGTCGATGGCTGACACGCTGATCATGCCCTCCATCATCGCCTGGACCTGTGCGTCCGTCATCCCTCCGTGTGCGCCGATGACGGCGTTGACAGGCACGCTCGAAAGCGTGACGGTCTGCGTCCACGGCCCGTCTCCCGACCAGCCCGAGGCTGGCAGACTAAGCTCCTGATGCAAATGGAATCCCCCTATCGACATTCTAAGAGGCAGGTCAACGTCGGGCTTCCTCTTGGTGGCCCATACGCGGACGTGCCGATCTGAAACGGTTTCCGCTTTGAGCAGCGCATCATATTCCGCTGCTCTCTGCTCTGGATTGGCGATGTGAGCGACGTAGCACATCACATCGGTGGTCATCATTATCCCCGGCGTGACCAGATCGTAGTAGTAGGGTCCTGACCCTCTCCATGCGGACGCGAAAAGCGTGGCTGCGTAGGTGACCATGACCTTGCCTGCCGGGATGCGCTCTCCCGTCCCTCCGAGGGCGGTGTACAATGCCCAGAAGCCCGATTCCCAACGCTCGAAGTCGGCGTAGGTGATGGCGCGGTTGTAGCCCCAGGCATCCTCCAATGGGATGGTGATGCCGACCTTGAGAGCGACCGCTGCTAGAAGGTTCTCGAGCTTCTGGGCCTCGTCGTAGCGGAATTGGCTCGAACGGGTGACCTCGATGAAGTCCACGTTGTCGATTCCGACCTCCGTGGCCAAGGCGTTGGCGTTGAATTCGACGCGGTTCATGTCGAGCCACGTGAAGAACTCGTTGTCATCGCCGTCCCAGACCTTGCACATCAATTCCGGTAGCGTCATATGGCCATCACCCCCAGGGTTATCGCGCTCGTCGGCTTGGCGAGCATGGCGCGGAGCGTCACGATCCGCCCGGACACGTCGGACACGTGGATGCCGCAGCCGTTGACCGCTTCCGCCGAGTCCGCATCGCTTCCGCTGACAGGCCCGACTAGGGCCGACTGCGCTGACGATCCGATAACGACCGAGGCGGTCCACGGCCCATCTCCCGACCACGCCGATGCGGAGATGGTGGATGCCTGCACTATCGGCAGGATTCCCCCTGCGATGCGCACGGGGATATCGACGGTCGGCTTGATGCCGTAGGCCGTGACCAGGACCCTGCCTGCCTCCGTTACCTCGGCGGAGAGTCCGCCGTCGTACTCTGCGACTCTTGCTGATAAGCTCATCTCATGGTCCCCATAGATGAGGAACTCCCCCGTGGGCGTTATCGAGTCATCGACCGCGATGGTCTGCGTGTACGGCCCCGTCCCTGCCCATGATGCGGCGGACAGGGTGTAGGCGCGTGCGGTGACCTCCTTGACGGTCACGGACACGAGGAACGTCCCTCCTGCCGTCGATGGATTAGGTGACAGGCGCACGGCGGTGACCGTCGCGCCGCTGATGTCGCTCATACGGTGTCCTCGACCGAGATGAGATGCGGCCACTTGAAGCGATCCAGCCCCATGCTGGCGGAGACCTCGATGGTGTTGACCCCGATGTTCTCCGCCACGAAGCGGAACCGCGCCGTGTGGCCGTCCTCGTCGATGTTCATGGTCCCCGACTGCGCCGTCGCGCCGTCGGGCGTGATGACGCGATAGGTGGCGTTGTCCACGGTCCTCTCGGAGTCCTTCGGGTCAACGATGTCGAACACAAGCTCGAAGGATTCCCCGACGTAGCATCTCTGCATTCAGATCCCTCCCGTGACGGGGCAGACGTGGGGGCGCATGGTGCAGGCGATGCGGACGGTCGTGTCGGTCATGACCGCCGTGACCGCATCCATCGAGGACACGGGCCTGCCTTCGCACGGCGTGAGGGTCGGCCTGATGCTCCCTCTCATGGTGCAGTCGGCTCCCGAGTCGAGCCACCGCCAGCATTTTATCGCGCCCTTGTCGAGCGTGATGGCTGCCGCACGATAGCCGACGTTCCCGGCTTCATCCTCGGCCCAGAACTCTGCGAGCAACTGCCCCGACATCCCCGGAGGGGTCGGGAACAGCCACTCGTCCCCTGAATGGGACAGGGGCAGGGCATCCTGCCCTTGGACCCTGCCCCACACGTCCGCCACGGTCATGGTCAGTCCGACACCTTTACGGTCAGGACGTAGGTCGCGCCGCCATCGACCGGGTTGGGCGTGAGCGTGATGCTCGTGATGGTCGGTGGGGTCGTGTCCACGGTGACGGTCCTTGTGACGGTCGTGGTCTTGCCGGCCTTGTCCTTGGCGGTGATCGTGATGGTGTTCGTCCCCTCGGCCAGGCTGACCGACTGCGAGAAGGCTCCGTCGGAGCCGACGGTCGGCGTGTAGCTCGTGCCGCCGCACACGATGGTGAGCGTGACAGGCGAGGAGGTCGCATCGTTGGTGGTTCCCGAAACGGTAATCGTGGCCTTGTTGGTGATGGTGTCCGCGCTCGGAGATGTGACATCAAGCACGGGCGGAACGGTGTCCACGGTGAACGTTGAAGATGCGCTTGCGGACTGGTTGCCGTCGTAGTCCACCGCATAGACGGTGATGGTATGCTCGCCCTCGGACAGGGCGGTTGACGGCGTGTATGTGCAGGTCGCGGTCGTGCCGGAGACGGACACGGAGGACGAGGGCAGGGCGGTGGCCGTGCCGGAGTCTATCTTGATATAGCACGCGGACGGGTTGATTCCAGAGCCTGAATCGACGGCCTGGAATGTGATCGTCGGCGTGGAGCTTGTGATGTATGCTCCCGATGAGGGGCTGGTGATGCTCACGGTGGGCGGTGTCTTTTCGAGGACCTTGAGCTTGAGGACATCTCCCCAGGTGCCGTCGGAGGTGTCCACGGTCGTGGTGTTGCCTGCGGTGTCGGTGACCTTGACAACTCCGGGGTAGTATCCGAGACCCGACGCGGCGGAGCCTACGCCGGGGCCGTTCCCCGAGTTGTTGCTGCCTGATGTGGCGGTCGGTGCGGTGATAGTTGCGGTGTAAGAACCGTCCGACCCTTTGGTAAGAGTCGTTATACTGCCGTTGATGGTAAAAGTGACGCTAGATACCGTCATGCTTTAAAAGACTCGAAAAAGGCTATTTAAGCGACATCCGAAAAAGGAGGATAAAAGGTTTGGAGGGGGGTTTTCAGTCCACCCCCCCCCTCACACGATGATGCTTGAGTCCTGCTTGAAGACGGCGTGATAAGATGACGGAAGCTCGAAGGAGACGGTCGCAGCCGTTATGTCTGCGTCCTCCTCGACCTGCCAGCAGTAGACCATCGTGGCGTGTCCGCCCTTCTCTATCTCGACGCTGGACGGCGTGGGATAAAGGCTCTCATCATCGAGGTAGGTGTGCTTGATGCCGTCGATTGAGACCGACCACTCGAAGATGTAGGGGTTGGTTGTGAGGGCCTTGTCGCAGGAGTCGTTGTAGATCGCGACGGTCAGGAGGATGAACTTCTTTCCCTCGTCAGGCTCCTGGATGGAGCCTGTTATGCTCGTGTAGGAGTCGATTTCCTCGAGCGTATAATTGTAGCGTGCGTTCGGATCCTTGTTCGTGCTGCCGCCCATCGCGAGAGCGGCGATGGCGATTATCGCGACAACGATAACCGCGCCTATCATGACCTTCTTGGAGACCATGACCCTTCGACGCGGTACTTGGTCATAAAAGCTTGCCCTGGTCTCGGCGATGCCTTTAAGCATCCGTCGGTCGATGATGATTCGCCCGTGCTGGTCCGGGACAAGCATCTTGTGGTTCCATGTGGGCCTTCTTGGGGGAGAGCTAATGACCAGCATCCTCACCTCGTGCCTCTGACGGTCGCACGATAAGTGCCGTCGTATGTCTCCTCGATGTATGTCACCTTGTAAGAGCGCGGTGCGTCTTGCGTCCATTTCCCCGGGATCTCCACAACGTCTCCGAGGTCCATCGCAGGGTCTCCACGGATATCCGCCTCAACTTCCTCGTCATAGAGACGGGTGATGAGTCTGTTCATGAGCGACGTTGCCCTCTCCGAGGTCGTGATGAGCTTGTTGTCCGTTATCTGGAGAACGACCTTCCCCTCGGTCGGGTCCGTGCGGAGGTCGGTCTCGACGTAGTAGGTTTTGGTCGCGGAGCCTTCCTCGACCTTGTAGCCGACCTGCACGTAATTGTATCTCTTGGTCTGCTTCGGCGAGGGCCATGAGAAGATGGTCGCGGTCGGGATGCTCCCGTATGCGTCCGAGGGCCATGTGCTTGTAAGCTCGATGGAACCGCGATGGTCGGGGATGAAGAAGATGGCATACGCCTGCTGGATCGTGAGCAGGTCCTCGAAAAGCGTGGATTCATCATCGAAGGTGTAGGCTGCATCGGGCATGACCTCGTAGAGCGCATCATCGACGATGTGCGGTATAGAGTAGTCCGTCAGCAGGTCATCGAGCGTCTGCCCGAGCGACTGGTCGGCTGGCATGGTCCATGTGGTGTAAAGCTCTGACAGGGAGAATCTCGCGTCGAACGCCGCCAGCTTGAGCCGAGTATCCGACGAGTCGCGCTCTCCGATGACGTACCTCCCTGAGGGGATGGTGTACTGCTTGCCGTCCGCTTTGACCACAAATGACAGGTAGAGGGGATAGCCCACCTGAATCTCCCCGAGCCTTGTGGACGGGTTGTCGGGGTCGAAGGTCCCCGTCACGTTGAGGATCGTCACGTCAAGCTCTCCCATCGGCGCGGACTTCTCGGTCGGGTCTAGCTCGCGGATGACCGTGACCTCTCCGCCGACCTCGGATTTGGAGATGGAGATGGACGCTCCGAACTCCACCTCGACGATGCGCACGTGACGATAGGCTCCGTCTATCTTGGAGATGGTCACGGCGATGGTCGAGTAGGCCATCACGTCGCGGACCTCGATGTATCCCTCGTAGCACGTGAACGCCTTGGTCGTGGCGGTTCCGTCGGCATCGGTGTAGACCGCCGATGCCTCGGTGACGCTTGGGCCTGTCGTGTAGATCCTCAAGGCGGACTGATGCTCCGCCGAGAGATTGAGCGAGAAGGTGAAATCTATGTTGCCCTCCGCGTCGGAAATGCAGTCCGACCAGATGGAGGTCTCCGGAGGATAGTGGACGGCCTCAAGCGGAGGAGCGATGATGCCTGCGGATGCGGCGGTCTTGATGCCGTAGCCCTCGAACGTCGCTAGCTCGTCCGTCATGTAGTAGATGGCATCGGTTGCCTGCGACGTGTTGGTCATCGGCAGAAAGCTCCCGGAGATGGAGGACAGGTCATCGGCAGCAGTGTTGTCGATGCCTGTCCCGATTGAAAGGAGGATATCGACGGTGCGGTCCTCGGATGTGACCGCATCGGCGTATCCTGATGGTGTGGAGTACATCGTCACACCTCGACCAGGGAGATGCTCACGTCGTAATACTGGAAGGACGCGCCGTTGAACTTCCCGTATGCCACGACCTCCACATCGCTACCACGGTAGAATTTGCCGTATTTCACGGTGTCATCGTCCACGTCGTAGTAGCGGACGCTGAAAGTGTTGGCGGAGGTCCCCGACATTATCGCGTCCTTCTGAGCCTTGGTAAGCCCATGCCATTCGATTTCCAGCGTGGCCTTGATGGTGATGCGCTCTTTGATAAGATTCCCGAGCGTGTTCCTGTCGCTCTTGGTAAGCTCATTCGCGACGCTTGTGTACCCCTGGTAGGCAGGGTCTGCCAATTCGACGTATGATCCGCCCGATTGTACTGCTAAGATGCTCATATGCTGCTCCCCCTGCGGATGCCTTCTGTCTGGATGTTATCGTAGAGCATCCTCGCCAGCTTCTTGCCGTCCAGGTTGATAGTAAGCTCCATCGTCCCCGAAGATGCTCCCGTGGACCCTCCCGATGCGGCGATAGCCTCCATCATCGCCTGGCGCATGGTCGAAAGCGGAGAGATGACCTCCGGCTCCCGGGTGTTGTCTCCGACGATGACCGGGAACGGTGAGTTGGGCTGGACTACTGCGCCGTCGGCGAATCCCAGGAGGCCCTTGACCCCGTTGACCACGCCTCCGACGGCGTTCCCGATGCCGTCTCCGATGCCTCCGAGGAAGCTCTTGGCGGAGTCTATCATGTCCAGGACCCACTCGATTTTCTCCATGCACCATTGGACGGCGGATTTTATCGGATTGATAACGACGCGGTTGAACGCTTCTCCGATGCTCTGCAGAGCCGACCAGCACGCCTCTCCGACGGTCTTAAAGGTGTTCCAGAGCGCGAGTATCGGCGTGGAGATGACCGTCCAGACCGTCGTTGCGACCACCTGAATCGCGTTCCACACGGCGGTTGCGACCGCCTTGATGGTGTTCCACACGGTCAGAGCGATGGTGCTGATGACCGTCCAGACGGCGGTGGCGATTGCCTTGATAAGCTCCCATTGATAAGTGGCCCAGGCGGTGATGGCCGTCCAGACCATCTCCGCGACCAGCTTTATCCCCTCCCAGATGGCAGTCGCGACCACGAGGATCGAGTCCCAGATAGCGGTTGCCGTCTCGAGGATTGCGTTCCAAATCTCTCCGGCATACTCGCATATCGAGTCCCAGATTTCTCCGGCATACTCGCAGATGGAGTCCCAAATCTCGCCAGCCTTCTCGCAGACGCTATCCCAAGCTTCCTCGGCCCATCCGACGAAACTGTCCCAAAGCTCGGAGAGCTTCTTGCCGAGGTCCTCTATCATTTTTCCGAGGTCCAAGTTGGCGAAAAAGTCCTGGATTTTCTTCCCAATGCCCTCGCCTAGGCTCTCCGCCTCGGCGATGGCGTTGTTAAGGTCCTCCGCCGTCTCCGCGTCCCCGGAGTTGCTCATGTCGAGCGTGTTGAGCTTATCGAAGCTCGCCAGCCCTGCGGAGGTGGCCTCAACGACCTCCCCCATCGAGTCGGCGGTGTCCTGCGCGGACTCGGACGATGACTTGAACACGTCTCCGAAGCCCAGAAAGCCTGCCAGGGCGTTGATGCCCTGCTTTATCCACTCGACGATCTGCTTAACGCCGTCGATGACTGGCTGGAGGACGGTCTTGATTATGCCCCAGAGGACTGCGACCCCCTGGCGGATGAGCTTGAGGACCCATGTGATGCCGTCCACGATCTTGCTCACAACGGTCATGATGCCGTTGACGAGGGGAGCCGTGAAGCTCCCGATAGTTGTCTTGAGCTGCTTGATGCTTTTCTGCATCGCCCCCGACGCTTTGGAGTAGCCTTGAGGGTCGAACATCTTGGCGGTCTCATTCGCGAATTTCCACGCGACCTGCCCGGCTTTGACTGCAATGGCTGCCAAGGCTCCGACAACGCCGAGCTTGAAAAGCCCGGCAGCCGCCGAAGATGACCCGAAAGATGAGTCAATCTTCTCGGATGACTGCTTCCAGGTGTCCGATGCCTTGCTGAATGTGGGTGAGATGGCTGAGATCTGCTCGGTGAGCTTGCTCCACTTGGACTGCGACTGCTCGGTCTTGTCGGTGGTCTTGTCGAGCTTCTTCTCGACATCCTCCATCCCCTTCTTGAAATCCGACGTGTCCGCCGTGACCTTGATTTTGAGTTCTTCCGTCATTTTCTCGCCATCCTCATGAGCTTGGCCAACTGCTGCCTCTCTGCCATCTCCTGACGGGCCTCCTCCTGCTGATGCTCGATGTCGGCCCACTCGGAGGACGTGTAGAAGGGGCGCAGAATGCGGTTGGTGTCCCCTCCGTTGAGGTTTATCCCGATGCCTGCGCAGATGGAGAGCGACAGGGCGATCATCTCCTGACGCGACCTCTCGCGCTTGAGCATGATGGCATCAATGGCCTGTCCGGGCGGTGTGTCCGAGGGGATGCCCTCGGAGAGGCACACGACCCGGAGCAGGTCGCTCAATCTGTCTCTGCCTTGACAGTATCCGTAAACCCCAGGTACTTCGACCCCTGGACGGCCCCTGCCATGTCCTCGAACGTGTAGCCGTCCTCGGCCCATGCCCTGAAATCCGCGTAGCCCAGGAACCTGGCGAGCAGGTTCATGTCGCTGAACCTCGCGTCCTTCATCTTTTCGAGGAGCTTGAGGATGGACCAGTCAGGATGCGTCTCCTCATAGGCGCAGATCGCGTCTATGTCGAGGTCGATGTCCTTGGTGATGCCCTTGGAGGAGGTCATCAGGGTCATTCGGTCGGGGCCTCCTCGGTGTCCACGGTCTCGGCAGCATCCGTGAAGATGGGATAGAGGTGCAGGCTCTCGACCATCGCGACCTTTTTCCCGACCTTGTAGGTGATGCCTGTGCCGTCGGCCTTGGTGTTCCATGCACGGAATGCCTTGCCCTCGGGGACCTCGCCCTTGAAGTCGGCGATGGTCACGGTCTTTCCGTTCGGGATCTTGACAGTGGTCATGCGACCGCCTCCGCGCCGTCTTCGTAGGTGAGCGTCTGCGATGCGGTCACGTCCTCGATGGTGAGGCCCGACTGCGGAACGAGGGTCAGGATGAAGTCCTGCTTGGTGGAGACCGCCCCTGCGCCGAAGCGGTAGGAGAACTGCGCCGTGATGGTGACCTCCTTCTTGAGGTTCGCATAGACTATCTTCCACTCGTAGGATGCGTCCTCGTCCAGTCCGAGGATCAGGTCGAGGTTGGAGTTGGTGGTCCCCGAAGGCATCGCGTTCATCGTGAACTCGAGGTCGCTGGACCAGTCGGGGATGTCCTTGACGTACTCTTTCATGTCGGACGTGAGGTGAGTCACGTCGATCTTCTCGGTGGACTGCCCGACCTCGGGGACCGCCGAGACCTCCAGGACCTCCGTCCATGTGTCTCCGCTTGCTTTGACGTAGAGACGTGTTCCTTTTGCCGTTACTGCTTCTGTCATGTCTTTGCCCCCTTATCGGGATTATGTGAAGATGTTTCCGCGACAATCCACGGCTCCCGACACGACGATGGCCGTCCTGTAGAGCTGCGGAATATCGGTGTACACCGCCCCTCCGGCGGTGCTATGGAGGTTATAAGATGCGAGCAGGTCGGTGACCGCCACTTCGAGCGCGTCAAGCTCCTTGAGAGTCGGCGCGATGAGATTGATGGTGTAGGACACGCGCGTCACGATCTCCGAGCCGTCATGGGCGATGACCTCGGGCTGGCGCGAGATGCGGAAGACAACCGCGAACGTTCCCCTAAGCTTCGCCTGGGGCCATGCGCGATAGACGCGCCCTGTGAGCGCGTCGATGCCGTCGAGCTTGGAGCAGATGGAGTCGGTGATGTCAATCACTTCGACACCTCCGCGATATCACGGTTCAGGTCCTCGACGAGCTTCGGATAAAGGTCATAGACTGCCGGGCGGATGAAGGGCTGCGCCTTCATCCCCGGCCAGGAGGCGTTGTACTCTATGTCCGAGTTCGTGAACCCGTTGTATGAGTTCCCACCCTGCGCCCCCCTTTGACCTGTCCCGTACTCGACGAAAGGCCCGTACATCTCGCCGTTGCCGTCCTGCGTCTGCGAGCGTGCATTGGCTCCGATGGTGATGGTCACGGCCCTTGCGGAGGTCGTGACCTTCGTGTTGATGCTCTGCTGGAGCCTGCCCGTGCGAAAAGGCACGACGGCCTTGGCATGAGTCTCCATGAGTTCGGCATAGTGCGCCATGCATTTCTCGACCGCATCCTGGACGCGCCTTGCAATCGCGTCCGCGTCCGGCACGTTCTCCAGTTGGATCCTCACGCCGTCGCTCATAGACGGACCCCCAGGGCGCATATGTCACCGCGATAATCGACAACGGACGATAGGCGGTAGACAACATCGCCGACCTTGAGCCTGTCATCCATCCTGACGGTCTTCCCCTTCGGGCAGCAGAACCTTATCCGATACTGCTCTGCAGGCTCCATCCCATCCTCCGTTGGAGCCTGGCTGGACCCGACGGGGAAGATGCTCGCGAAGACGGTGAAGGCATCCGTCCACTCGCGAGCGACCCCATAGCCGTCGCTGACCTCCGCCGCCGTCTGGACGATGGCGGACGTGCCGTTGACGGCGATGGGGATCATGAGGATGACCTCGGCCACATGGCGATGCGCCAGGAGTCCAGCTTTCTAAGCTGCATCTCCTGGAGATTCTCGTACTCGCGCTCGACCTCCCCGTCCTTCGCCTTCTTGATGCCCTCGATTCCGAGGGCATTGAGCTTGACTGCCGCCATGTCGATGATGATGGAATCGACCGCATCTCCGGGATCCTCGCGACGGTTGGTGTACGCGAAGAAATCCCCGAGGGCTTCCTCCAGCATCGCCGTGAGCAGGTCATCGGAGAGATGCTCGTACTGCGGACGGAGCCTAAGCTTGGCGAGACGGGTGGCGGTTGTCATGACGATCAGCTCGTGCCTGTGACCTTGTAGGCGTAGGTTCCGGGCTTCTTGTTGTCCATCACGATCGCGTCGTGGTAGACGTGGAAGCCTATGAAATCGCCGTCTCCCCTGGTGTTCTGCGCTGCCGGGACGTGCTTTATCCTGACGGTGGAGATTCCCATGATGGTCTTCGGAGCGTGGATGCCGAAGGCGTATCCCGTCATGTAAGAGTCGGGGACCCTGACAATCGGGTTGCCGTCGATTTCATCGACCCTGCTCACGATGGACTTGCCTGCGCCCTTGACCTCTTTGGTGGCGGAAATCTCGCTGGACGTGTCCAGGAGGCTCGCGTAGGAGTATGGGATGTAGATGGTGTTGCCCTCGTCCGAGCCGTAGTCATTGGCGATGCTCTTGAGGCCCGTCATGATGGCGGTGTAGATGTTGGCCTTGGTGGGTGCGGCTCCGGTCGCTCCACGGGTGGATGCGACGTATCCGACGCTCCCGAGCTTGGCCAGCCTGACCTTATCGATGCGAGGCACGACCTGCTGCCTGGTGTACTCTGCGATGTCGTAAGCGATCTCGTTGACGAGTCCTCCCTTGACTCCCTCGATCCATGCGATATCGAATGCCTTACCCTCGTCGTTCTCGAGGGTGTAGGACTGCCAGCTCACGGTCTTGGACCCGAGGGGGTACTGCCCGTTGGGACCCATAGCCTCCAGCGCTGCGCCCGTGAAGTCCACGGTCTTGACCTTGACCTCTCCGGCGTTCCCGAATGCCTGGACGAGCTGCGCATCGGGGACCATCGACTGCGTTTTTGCCTCCGCAGCGACGATCTCATCGGCGTAGCCCATGATGTAGTCGATCCTGTTGGGGATGGTGTTTGTCTCAACAACTCCCCCTGCGCTATACTTCGTAGCCATTGTCATTCCTCCATTTCGGAGGGTCATTTGAGACCCATAGCAGCTCTGATGCTCGCGAGGTCAGCGTCTCCGCCCTCGGCAGGTGCTTTCGGTGCGCCGGGCGAACCGACGCGCTCGGCATACATCTTGTCGGCCATCGCCTTGGATGCCTTGACAACCGCGTCGATGTTGACCCTCGTCGCGTTGTCATCTGCGCCCATCAGCGTCTCCGCCAGGGATGTGTCGAGTCCGACTCTCGCCAGCTCCGCCTCGGCCTTGGAGATGCGGAGCAGACGCTCTGCATCCTCGGCGCGTTTGAGGAGGGCTTTGGTCGCGTCCTCTGCCTCCGCCTTGAGACGGGATTCCTCGTCGAGCTTGGACATTTCAAGGTCACGGGCGTGCTTCTTGTTGAGCGCGTCCATCTCCTTCTGATGCTTTGCGTCCCTCTCCGCCAGCCTCTTGGAGATGATCTCGTTCAGCTTCGCCTGCTGCGCCTCCGAGAACTCGGCCTCGGTCGGCTCCGCCTGCTCTCTGTCCTGTCCAGTCGTATCGTTGATGCTATCAGCCACGGTTTACCCTCCGTTATGGTGTGAATACGACGAGTAAAGGGTATTTAAGCGACATCCGAAAAATAGGGTTAAAGGGTTTGATTGGAGCCTTGTCACTCGATTTTCTTGTGGCTCGGCTCCGGCACGCTCGCCTTGCCGTACTGCTTGACCCACTCGGAGTAGGTCATCGTCGCAGGCACTTGGATGGTCTTGGCCTTCTTCCCCGTGCCATCCCTCGCAGCCCTGGTGTGCGACTTTATGAAATCGTCGCTTAGGACCGCCCCGATGGTGCAGCGGCAGTTGGGGTGGAACGTCGGCATCGGGCCTTTGCCGATGGTGTAGACCTTCTGGTCATAGGCTCCGCACACGGGGCAGGTGCGCTCGTCGAGGACGCAGTAGATTCTGTACTCCTCAAGTCCGGCATTTTTGAGGCTCTTGACCTCGGCATCGGCGGCGGCTTGCGCCATCGTTGTCCTGACCAATCTCCGGCATCTGTACATCGACTGCCCCGTGTCGCGTGCGACGCGCTCGGCGATGGTGTCGTACTGATCGCCTGTGAGGATGCCCTCGGAGATGCGCGTCCTCGCCTGCTCCAGCTCCTCGACTGAAAAGAGCTTCACCTTGTCGTACACGCCGATGGAGTTGTGGACCGCTTCTAACTGCTTGGTGTTGGGGCGTGTCCAGTCGATTGATGCCCCCACCTCTTTTGCGACGGCGAACTCCGTCCTGGAGTCGGCTTCCATGATGACCCCAGCAGTCCCGGCAATCATGAGGGCCTTGGCTTTCTCGTAGAGCGCATCGCCGTGGATCTTCGCGCTCTCCTTGAGCGCGTCGGCGTTGGTCATCCTGTGCTTGTAGGACGGGGAGGACAGACGGACGAGGACCCTCTTGAGCTTCCTGCCGTGATAAGTCCTCTTGGCGAGGTCGATAAGACGCTGGCGAACGTCACGCGTGATGAGCGTGTCCATGCACGCCTGCGCCTCGGCACGGCTGGCGAAGCCCCCCTTGCGCATGAAGGTCTTGAAGATGGCCTCGGCATCGTCGGTGAGGTCTGCGACCGCATCCTTGGTCGCTCTCGTAAGGGATGCCGAAATCTTGGCGGTGTCCTTCTGGTATGCGAGGACCGCCTCTAGCATCACCTTCTCCTTCTGCGCTCTCGATATCATGACGCTTCCTCGTCCTCGTCAGCGGTCTCCTCGTCGAGGTCCTGCTGGTCGGCCATGTCCTGGAGGATCGTCTGCCTCTGGTCCTCCATCAGGAGACGGTTCCTCTCGTCATCGGCGGTCGCTTCATCGTCGAGCCTTCTCTGCTCCTCGTCCACGTCGGCGATGTAGGGGCAGTTCTCCATCATCGTGCGCCTGGACATGGTTCCGTTCGTGACGTAGACCTGCATGGTCTGGGCATCGTAGCTGGAGTCCGCCGGGAGGTTAAACTTGAACGTGACGCGCATCTGCTCGCAGTCTGCTCCGTCGGCTCCGAACATCGCGTATGAGTAGAGCTTGCAACGGCGCAGGAAGCCCCTGTTGAACTGCGAGATGAAGCTCTGCGCCAAATTCTCCAGGGCCATGAGCTTGTACTTGATGGCCACGCCGGACGCATTCGACGCGAACTGCTCGTCCGTCATGTTGGGGATGCCGGAGACCTTGTGCATCTGGCCGTCGATGTAGTCCACGAGGATCTGCACGGATGCCTCGTCGAAGGTCTTGGTCAGGAACGTCGCGGTGGCATCCCTCGGAATCGAGAGGGTCTTGGTGTCCTTGATGCGCCCCATGTTCTCCTCGACCTCCTCGTCGGTGTCTCCGAAGACAACGCCCTGGAGCAGGAGCATAGCGTCCGCAAAAGTGTTCTTGTCCTTCACGCGGTCGGTGAGGACCTCGTTGAGCGCACGCTGGAGGGGGATGATGGACGTGAAATCCCCCATGAGGTCAGGATTGTTCCTGTACTCCGTGATAGGAACCCTATCGAATCCGTGGGGCTGGCGCGTGCCTTCAATCTCGCGCCATGTTCCGCCCTGGTCATTAGTGAGGGCGTAGCGCACCTTGTCGTGCGCATCGTACACGTCGAGGTAATGATGCTCGGTCTTCTGGTCATCGACCTCCATGTAATGGATCGCACCGAACACGGAGTCGGGGTCCAGCGTCTCGTCGTATGCGACGAATCCCTCGATAGGAGAGAGAGCGACGCTCTTGGGCGTGACGGTCATCGTGCCGTCCTCCTGATAGACCTGCTCTAGATAGGCGACCTCGAAGCCCATCCCGTACCTGGAGCATAGGTTGGTTATCTCCTGGTCCAGCTGCGGCTTGACCTGCGACTGGCCTGCCCTTTCGGATCGTCATCCGCTGCCGAGTAGGTCGGAGGGATGCCTGCGATGTAGGATGCTTTAGTGTCCGCGATGACCTTGCAGTTGTTGACCACATATGCGTACTCAACGCCGTCATCGACCTGCCCTGTCTCGTAGGCTCTTTCGAGACGTAGGAGACGGGCCTTGCGGTTGACGTAGCAATCATAGGCGTTCTTGATGCTTTTCAGCGTGTACTCTTTCGGAACTCTGATGATATCTTTCATGGTTCACCTCTTGACCCTCGGCTCGATGAATGTCGTGACCATGTAGCGCGTTTCATCGGCGGGGTCATCGTCCTGCTTAATGGGTTTGGTCTCGCCGCGATCCGCTGCCTTGTCATCCCAGCGGTAGATGCGCAGGGATTCGATGGTCTTAGGACAATGCGGTGAGATGTAAAGGCGGTGGGTGTTGAGCATCCTGGCGGTCATGGAGATGCCGTCCAGGACCGACTTGTCGGGATTGACAGGCATCCATTTCCGCTTCTCCGCTTCCCTTGCGAGGGCTTCGCCGCCTCCGCCGTAGTCGATGGTGAGGTTCATCTTGGGGATGCCCCCCAATTCGGCGGTGATGCGTTCAAAAACGTCCATGTACTCGGCGGTGGTCATCCTGGCGGACTCGTCGGGTGTCGCGACCCATTCGCGCACCTTGTACCAAATCCCCGTCTGACTGTCACGCCCATACCATCCCATCGCCGTGGGGTGGACGGTTCCGAAGTCGATGCTGGCGTAGCGGACTTTGACGGTCTCGGGAGGGAGCGCGATGCAGGAATCGTCGAAGAATGGATAGACGAGTCCTTCCGCGATTGCTCTCAATCCGAGAACGTAGCGGTCGTAGAAGACGCTGCCCTTCGGGTACTGCAATTCGAGCGCGGCGATCATGCTCTCGGTCATCGCCGGGTTGTCCTGCGGTGTGAAATGCCACCAATGATAGCCCCCTAAGACCTTGCGCTGGTCGGCATCCATCGCGTCGTAGCGGTCGAGGTAGTCCTTGTAGATCCAATCCTTCGGTCCTCCGGGATTGAGCGTCCAGAAATGGCGGCGGTCCTTCGATGCGGCGGTCCTTTTGAGGGCTTCGACAACGAATTCACGGTCGTGCATATTGATTTCGTCCGCAAACCATCCTCCGTAGGATTGCCCACGGAGGGCCATGAAGTCCTTGATAGTAGACGCGCCCTGGACGATGATGGTCTTCTTGACCACCTTCCCCTTGTTCTCGACGGAGAAGATGACCGCACGCTTCTCCCCGACCTTCTTGTAGTCCGCGCCCGGGATCAGGTTGAGCAGGCCGAACTCATTGAGGATGCAATTCT